GGTAATTGCTGTAGCTGTACCGCCAAGGAAAACACTTGTAATTGATTTAAGTAAGCCTGGCATCCAACCTGTAAGATCGTTAATAACATCTGTAAACATAGCCATCATGGCTTTGCTTACGGAGTCGGCTAAGATGAAACCACCCTGAATAGCACCCTTTACAGTGTACTTGAATGCACTATAGAAGACAGTGCCAAGATGCTTAGCTAAAATTGGCGCCATTTTGCTTACACCACCGAGTGTAGCTTCATTAGCAATCCCTAATAGGTATGCTGACCATAAGATTTGCATAGGACCGAAAGTCTTAGCTTTCATCAAACTCATTGAAGCAATTGCTACTAATGAGAGATTTGCACCAAGTGTTTTGATTAGGCTACCCCAATCGACACTCTTAAACATATCAGCTAATGCACTGCCAACTTTACCAATAGATTGGAACTTGGTTTTGATAAGTGTTGCGATACTTTCGAAAGCCTTTAAGATCTTTTCACGAAATGAAAGTACGCGATCTTCTGCACCGAATAGCTTTTTAGTGTAGTCGACAACACCGTCAATCATGTCAGGCCAGTAAGAGTGACCGACAACAGCATCCCAAATATCATAGAAAAATTTCTTGATATTCTCAGCAAATTTGCTAATTAGGTTTTCTGTTTTAGATAAATGACCTGAAGCATAAGAAAAGATCTTAGCAAACATATCGATAATGTAAGAAATTCCCTTACCGATACCTTCTGCAATCTTATGAAAGACTGATCCAAAATCGATATGAGAGAGCGCATCCCCGATTTGTTTACCGATGTTCTTAAAGAGTTCAATAAAGAAACCGGGAAGTTCCTTAGCTGAGTCCTTAAGATTACTAAAAATATCGCCAATATATCCGCCAAGCTTATTAGCCTTAGGTGCCTTAATCTTACCACTTAGACCCTTGATAATCTTTACAGCGTACTCAAATCCATCAACAATACCCTTGCCAAGAGCAGTTCCAATTTCCCTACCAGAGTCTTTCTTAAAAGTAGCCTTCATTGCAGCAGAAATTGTCTTTAATGCAATTACAGTCTTAACAGCAAGGGTATAACCTAAGAGATTGACGGTAGGTGCGATATGGTCTTGGTAAACTCGTCCGAACACATCACCAATAAGACGAATTGTCTGGTATAGACGATCCATCTTTAGGTCACGAATACGAATAAGCCGATTTTCCATTAAGCCAGCTTGAATGAGGACATCTTGGATATCCCACTTAATTTCTTTGAAGAAGCGAAGCTTTTCACCAGCAACATACTTAATAGAGTCAAAACGTACAGCACCATGAAAGAACTTTAGGCTATCATTTACTTGTGCAAGTTTTTCATTAAAATCTGCAAGAGATTTAGCATTAAATAGATTAGATACAGCACGCCCTACACGATTATCACCAGAGGCGAAGAATGTCATGTATTCTGCAACACCCTCTAGTTTACGTGTTACAGGAAGCAGAGCCTTATAGATACCTGTTGACCATTGCTTAATTTGAATAAGACTGTTACCAGCAAACTCATTAAAGAAGGTTGTCATTGGTAGTGTAATACGTGGCAATAGATCACGAATATTAGAGATACCAACTTGCACTGACTTAGTTAAGAGTGTAAACAGATTAATTAGATCCTTTACACCACTAGCAATGTGTCCTGTATTAAAGATATCAGGAAGCTTTAGTCGGCTAAATAGGCGTTCTACAATACTGAGTTTAGCACCTGCTGTTCGATATAGATCGGTAATGATCTTAATCATTTCAGAAGCTTGTGCTTTTACCTTTGTAGCAGCACCAAATAAAGGACTTGGCAGATTCTTAAGTAACGCATTGATTACAGAAGGATACTTCTTTAGTTGATCAATGTAATTAGTAAAGGCTTGTCTGCCTGTTGCAATACCAGTAATTAATGAGCTTGAATTACCACCAAAGCTATCAGCAAGATTAGCAAGTGCTCGCCCAATCTTTTGTGACACACCAAGGTAGTTATTAAGATCACCGATATAGAACTTTAGTGAACTGCTTAGTTTAGTGAAACCTTGTGAAGCAGTAACAGTAGCAGTCGCCATATCTTTGCCAATTGCATCCGAAGACTTTTCAATAGCCTCAAATAGCATCTTAGCAGATAACTGACCTGCGAGCATCTGTTGACGAAGTTGGCCAGAGGTTTTACCCATTGACTTAGCAACCTTATCAAGTAGATAAGGGAACTGTTCTGCAACAGAGTTAAATTCTTGAGCCTGTACAACACCAGAAGCGAATGACTGACTCATCTGTGTGATAGCTTCACTAACAGCTTGAGCTGATCCACCTGATTGAGCAGCAGCTTGACCAATAGCCTTCGTTACCTTTACGATACGGCTATCATCAACATTCTGACCACGGAAAGATCGTACTAGAGTAGTATAAATACCTGCAGTGTCTTCAAAAGACTGTCTTGTTTCCTGAGACATTGCAAAGAGCTGTCGCTGCTTTCTAATCAATGCTTCAGTGGAATCAGTTACAAGCTTTAGGCGGTTATTGATGACAGTAAGATCATCACCAGCCTTAACAAAACCTTTCACAGCTGCAAATGCACCAAATGCTGCAGCAGTGCTACCGATTAGCTTAATAGTGTTTGAGAGCGCTTTATTGAGTCCTGTAGTACTCTTTTCAATATTTCCAAGAGACTTTGTAGCACTACGATCAAATTGCTGAACGGCAGAATTAGCTTTACTTACTTGTGAAGTAAGATTTTTGAATTGATTTGTGTCAATTGCACCATTGAGATTCTGCTTCGCTTTAGAACCTCGTGTAACCATATCGAGAAGTGACTTATTAAGCTTATTTAGATCACTTTGAGCCTTCTCGGTATTTTTGGTTTCGACATCAATAATGACACCAGTCATTGTATTCCTTTCAATTTAAAACCCCGCCAGGTGTGAGCCATAGCGGGGTTTAGGTGATGTCCCTAACAATTGTGCCATTGGGTTTAACGCCAGGATGAGACAATAGTGTTTGTTCAATAAAATAGGCAGGAGCCTGTTGAGATGAACCTGCATTTAGTCGTTCGATGTACTCAGCATCATTCACGATGTCACCATCTGAATTGATCTCCCAGCGACTTTTGGCATAGCCAGTATCAACGGGAGTTGCTGCTTGTAGTTCTGTGACTAAAGCTTTCTTAGCTTCATCACCTTTATCCTTTGCAAGTTTTGCAAATTCTTGTAAAAGATTTCCTTTGATTTTTATCATAAATCGATCTTATCGCCTCCAACGGCTTGCTGCATAAGTCTTTCAAACCAAGAGCCTTTAAAGGTACTCATTGGATCATCCGGCTTATACTTTTGATCGGGTTCGTATATCTTCTTTAGAGAAGGAAATAGATCGGTAGCCTTGATCTTTGCACCTTGAGCTTGCACAATCTTAGCTGTCCTGTCGTCTTCCCTCCAGCCAATTGGCCTTCTATCGAAGTATTCGTACCATTTTAATAATTCATCATAAGGCATCTCTTCCATGATTTGATAAACTGGTATTCTAAGCTGAAATGCAACTTCGAATAAAGCCAGTTCATCATCATCGATTATTCGGACTTTCCCTGGGGAGCGGCTTCACCAAAACCAGAATACTTCATAATGGTGTTTGAGAGAGTTGAAAGCTCATCCATTGGCCAAGCAGCAAAATCGTCAGCAGTAAGCTCTTCGCCACCTACGACAGATAGTGAAATAACCTTCTGGAGAATGTCAAGACCATCATTGTCTTCCTGACCTTCTACAGTCTTAGCGAGTTCCTGAATTTCCTTAACTTCTGACACAGTGAGCTTACGCACCTGCACATCTTCGTTTAGAAACTTGACAGTCTTAGTTACGCGCTTACCGCGTAGTGCTAGAATGCCCTTGGGGGTATCAGTCATTATCTTGATGTCCTTTGAATTGATTGGGATTTGCACGTTGGTATTCCACTAGTGATTTTCGTACGAGACTTAGATAAGAGATTGTTTGTAGAATTTCAGTAGACTTTTCAGAGTCACTATCAAATTCCTCAATACGACCTACAGTCTTGTCTAGACTGATGTCAATACTCTTAATCATATGTCGAAAAGTAGTCTTCATCACGTATGGCATATCAAACGGCACCTTATTGTCTGCCATGATATTTTCCATATGATATTTTATGGTGCTAGGTGTAGGGCTCGAACCCACGACCTTCTCGTTACAAATGAGATACTCTACCAACTGAGTTAACCTAGCATAAAAGACTAGTTGTTTAGGGTACAACTAGCAAAACCCGGTAGCGATCGCCCCTTGTCGGCAAGGCGATTGCAATTGCTAAGAGACCTTCCTAACTCTCGTAGTGTTTGTTTTGCTACGCATCCAGTTCCACCTCTGGCTTGTAGTTGGTTTTATTAAGTTACAGTATACGCACCATAGAACTTGCTCTGTGTTGACAGAGAAAGTGTAGCTTGGTTAGCATCTGTAAGCTGAGGATTGCTAAGAAGGGCCTCAACCTTACCAAGCCAGTAATAGCTTGAGTTGTTCACTGAACCGATACCTGCAGTAGTAGCAGCATAGGAAGCAGGTTCAGCAGCTAGGAAGCTAAAGCGGAACACGCGAACCTTGCCATCACCGACCATGCTACCAAGAATGGCAGTAGGATCGAAATCTGAAGGAACAAAGTTAAGGGTTAGTGAAAGATCAGGAGAGTCAGCCTGACCCTGAACCTGAGCGGAGTTGCTCTGACCATAAACAGGTACGTTAACAATGTTAGCGGGTGTACCGATCTGTGGGTATTCACGAACATTCTTTAGACGAATGAAAGTGTCGGTTGACTTAGTACCGCCGATGTTGGCGATTTCTGCACCGAAAAGAGCGTCAAATTCAGCAGCAGTATCTAGAGCAGCAAGAGCTGATGCACTAAGGACCGAAGCTGGAGTGTGGATTGACATGCAGGAGAAGATACCTGCTGAAATGCCAGAAATGTGAGTCATTATTGTACTCCAAAGTACTTAAAAGGTATAGTGTAAGAATGCCTTATCAAAGCGGGGTTACTCACATCTTTGCCTTTGGGGACTAAAGAAGATGCGGTAGGAAACTGTAAAACACCTTCACTGGTATTCTTGGAGCCACCTACTAGATAATCATCCAGTTTGTCAGCAATGACCATAGCTTCCGAAGGATTGGCTGTAGTCGCTGTAAATATGTCGATAATACATATACCCGAAGCGGATTTAAGATTAATTCCATTCCCACTTGGAATAATCGAAATTCGTACAAATTTCTCGTGATTATCCTTGATTGCCAAGTCTTGTGGATATGTCGGAATACTTTCAAGTCCCCAAGTTAAACCTGAGAAGAAATTGAAAATAGCTGACTGGAGTTCAGTGTATTTACCCATCTGAACCCTCCCTATAGATTTCGAAGGAGACTACTTGACCTGTTTCTGATAGAATTGGCCCGATCTTCCAAATCACTCCGTTAAGAGTTAAAGAGTCAAATTCATCAAGAATGCCTGTATCTGTTAAACGTGCTAACACGACCTTCGTAATAGTACTGTCTTTCTTCTTTGTTTCGATAACAACCATCTTTATAACGGTTGGTTCGGCTCCAGTCTTTTCGACATTACCTGTAT